TTGGTAGTAAAATGATGTGTAATTTTGAGTATGGCGGATTTGGATTTTTATATCAAGAAAAAACTGATGGCTATGGTATTCCTCAATTACATCAAATTAGTATACTTGATAGAATGGGAACAGATAAGAAAATATTTGATACAATGAAACAACTTAGAGTATTAAATATTATAGGTATTTTACTAAGTGCGTTTGCAGTCGTTAATGTACTTGGAAAAGTTTGGTTAGACTGGTATAATTAAATAAAAGGGGCATTGCGCCCCTTCATTTATTTTTTAGTCCAAGCTTGCGCACCAAAGAATGCAGCAACAATACCAGCAACAGCAATAAAATATACTCCTGCCATATCGCCCAAGATATCAGCTGCCTTTTCATAACCGATTGCATTAGAACCAATTACGAGTACTGGATATAGTAGCATTCCATATAAAGAAAACCATGCCATACTTCTTTGAGCATCACGCATTGCGTCTGCATCTTCAAGTTCTTTTCTTTTAAACTCGAGATACATATCATGTTCTTCTTTACTTACTTTACCATCGCCATTTGTATCAGCGGGGTGGTGAGCAACTACTTTCTTTTCTTCATCAGACATTTTCAGATTTCCATAAAGTCCAAGCACCATAGAGTAATCCACCCCATGCCACTAAGTCAATTAAACCACCTAACATAAGGTAGCCACCACAGACAGCAATAATAACACCGCCATCCCATGATGTTCTTTCTCCGATTCTGTCAAGGACCCAATCTTTACCGATATTAACGAATCCCTTTAACATATCTAGATTTAGCATACAAATTCTCCTTTTATTTTTATTTCAAATAAGCATGACTATTTTTCTATTTATAAATAGAAATGTACGAACACCAATATTATGAGGGAGTGGTCAATGTCAAACAATCTTAAAGCTTTAACAAAAGAGCATCACGACAACGCAGAACGTACTGAATTTGCTGATATGCTTTTAAGTGGTAATATTCCACCAAGATTATATCAACAATATTTAGCTGCGCAATTAGCAAATTATTCAGCGCTTGAAAGCGCAGTTCAAGTTCCAATCGAATTAGAATCAATCTTCAGGTCAACTCAAATTGAAGATGATTTGATTGAATTAGAAAATATGTATGATTTACCTGAGATTGAAGAACCTTTGAAAAGCGTTGTTGAATATCAAAGACATATCGACGTCCTCTACGAAGACAATAACAATAATGGTTTATTAGCTCACCTATATGTAAGACATTTTGGTGATGCTCATGGTGGTCAAATTATTAAGAAGCATGTTCCTGGTAATGGAGCTATGTATGAATTTGACGATAGAAAAGGGCTAATTGCTGGTGTCAGAGAATTACTTGATGACAGTATGGCTGACGAAGCTAAAATTTGTTTTGAATTCGCAGAGCGTATGTTTATGGAATTGATAGAACTCTATCACGATAATCCAGAAGATTATGATAGTAGTGAAACAATATTAGCAGAACTTAATTCACAAGACGACTAATGATAGAATCAGAATTATTTGACAAGTTGAGAGATTTGTCATTTAGATTGCGGTGCCTATTTGGTGCCAACATGCAAGAGTATAAAAATCCAAAACACACTGCAGATTTAGAAGGTTGGAGTGACTGGTTTTGGAAGAGCGATGTTATACGAAAGGCTCATTTAAAAACAATTGAACCAGTCGGTAAGAATAAATTATGGCTCATGCATATCAATATCTTTCCACAGCCACATGTTAATTTACCAATCTTTGGTTTAGATATTGTAGCTAATCCGAAAAAAATCTCAGGGTGCTTCTGTGACTATTCTCCTATCGTAGAAGGTCCGCACCCTTTCCTAGATAAATTTAATTATGAGACTGAAGGGTTATTATGGACTCGTGCTAGAGAGATGCCAGCATGGGCACAGGAAATCTTCAGCCCATCTATTGTGGGTGCAGGCAGTATTAGAGAAGGTGAAGAAACAGACCAGCTTTGTACTATGGCTTTAAACTTGGCTCAATTCTATTGTTTAGAAATGGAGAATCCTGTTTATCAACGAAACAAAAATCTCAATACAATTGAAGCACAAAACAAATATTGTCGTAACCAAAAGATGAATAAAATGCTTCACGGCTCAATCCTTGCAATGGGGATATCCGAAGAGCGTAAGAACCAATATGTCGAAGAAGTATTATTTGAGGAAGTGTAACGGTTTTGTCTACCTATTCATATCGGGAATATAATAGTTTACGCACATTTAATAAAAAATTAACACAAAATTGAGTATTGCTAGTATATATAAAACTGTTGAGTGATACGAAAGGTAACACTTAGCATCAAAATTTAGTCCCCCACATTCTAGGAGAAAACTTACAATGAATAAGTTAGTTGTTGCTGCGTGTCTAATGAGCGCGCTTGGTTTGAGTTCAGTTGCTACAGCTGCACCCAAAGATTATGTTGCACGTATGAACGAAGAAGGTCTTTATTGTGCTCGTGTTGAAATGACCACTGTCGGTATGACCAAAATCAATCGTACTAAGTGCCGCACACTTGAAGGCTGGAAAAATGCTGGTTATATTGTATCCACGCCAGAAGGAACAGAGGTACAGTAAAATGTCTTTTAGTACAATCCGTAATTGGACATTAGGCATTTTGTTCATCGGTATATGTATGGTAGGCTTTTTAGCCCCAATTATCTGGCCCGCCCTTTACGAACCCTTCCAAACTCCAATCTACGGAGTACCATTGGTGCAACACCATATTGATTTTTGCGATACTACGATATACCAAACTATCGAGCTCGACGGTCTCATGGCCTGTGAGAAAAAAGATATTTGGATTGTATAAATAACTGTTGACAAACACATTAAGTTGTGTTATAATAGATGGGTATTATGAAAATAGTACCCATTTTTTTATCCACTCTATACTAAAAAAACAGTTGACAAACCCACCATTTTAGTATATAATAAACAGGTAAATATGAAAAAACAAAAATCAGGAGAGAATGACATGGCTGTTGTTGCTTTAACGCCAGATAAAATACATCATGAAATCTCTTCAAAATTATCTAAGGGTGTCCCATATATCGATGCTCTTGTAGATTTTGCAGAAAAAAACAACTTAGAAATAGAAACCATTGCACAAATCGTAAAAAAATCTTCGATACTAAAAGAAAAAATTAGAACTGAAGCTGTCGGTTTGAGAATGGTCAAACAAGAAGAACCAAATCTGGACGATATCGTAAAAGGCTGTTAAATGCTTACGGACGCTGGATTTGAAACTTACGTCAAGTACTTAGCTCTGAAGAAACACTTTACAAGTGACGCTTACGACTATGTTAAATATAACGGTAAGATAAGAGCTTCGATAGATACTTTTCGTACAAGAAACGACGCATACAGTTTTCTAAAATTGTCAAAAAAGGACGATGTAGTTAATTTTATGCTCGCAAATTTTATAAATAATCCGAATACTTGGATAAGGGAATTGCTTGACGCAGAGGCCGAAAACAGGTATTTAGAATGGAAGAAAAAGATTGAGTCATTGACTTACACTTTTAAATCCGAGCTGAAAAATCTCGATGAAGATTGGACAGCAAACTTTGTATCACGGGATGGTCAACATCCTTATATTATGACTCAGTATAGTCAGAAGAAGATTTCATTAGAGACCTTCACTATTCTAACTCATACTGCCAATATTTTTGACTATTGGAGTGAAAAAATAGTTGACAAAATAATCTCACGTGATATAATAAGAGTATCAAGAAAGTATAAACCTTTCTTGTTATATGATGAGCGGAAGTTTAAGGACATTATACGTGACCACTTCCAATTGTAATAATAAATCGCTATATAACGCTATACAAGGAGAAACTAAATATGGCAACCACTAACTTTGCTTCTTTAAAGAAGAATCGTACGAAGTCACTCGACGCGCTTAATGCACAGCTCGATAAGATTTCAACCAAATCCTACCAAGACCCCAATGCAGGGAAATTCTGGAAACCTACTCGTGATAAAGCTGGTAACGGCTTTGCGATTATCCGTTTCTTACCAGCACCTCAAAACGAAGAGATGCCTTTTGTAAGAGTATGGGACCATGGCTTCCAAGGCCCTACAGGTCTATGGTATATCGAAAACAGCTTGACTACTATCAATCAAGACGACCCAGTATCTGAGTATAACTCAAAACTCTGGAATTCGGGTATTGATGCTGATAAAGAACAAGCTCGTAAACAAAAGCGTAGATTGAAGTATACTTCAAATATCTATGTTGTCAAAGACCCAGCAAACCCAGAGAACGAGGGTAAAGTCTTTATGTATTCATTCGGTAAGAAAATCTTCGACAAGTTAAACGACTTGATGAATCCTACCTTTGAAGATGAAGATCCAGTAAATCCTTTCGACCTATGGGAAGGTGCAAACTTCAGATTGAAAATCCGTCAGTTTGAAGGTTATCCAAACTATGACAAATCAGAGTTTGATGCACCATCACCGCTATTAGATGATGATGAAGCACTTGAAAGTGTATGGAATCAAGAGCATTCTCTACAAGCACTTGTAGAGCCTTCTAACTTTAAATCATACGATGAACTCAAGCAAAAACTCTACAGAGTTCTTGACCTTGCTAATGAAACTCAAGAGGTTTCAGCACCATCACCGTATGAGGCAGAAGATATACAAGCAGATGGACTTGATATTTCAAGCACAATCAGAGAAGCTGCCCCAGCTCCAGTAGCTGAAGCAGAAACTGCATCTCAAGTAGATGACGATGACGATGACCTTGCAATCTTTAAGGACCTCGCTCGTAACTAATCTAAAGTGGGGACTCTCGGGTCCCCTCATTTACAGGAGAAAGTATGTCAATTAAAGAAACAATCGACATGACAAATTTTGATTTTGGCTTTACAGCCATGACAGAAGATGAATTATCAGTCGTACAAGAAACTAAAGCTCAAGCTGAATCTGCATCAGCAACAGCTGAACAAGCAACGCAAAGAGCTCAAATCATGTACGAAGCAATCATTCCATTGTTAAATAATCTCAAGGCCAACCCAGAAAAAGATTATATCTACTGGCCAAACCGTTATGAGAAACTTGACGCTTTTGCAGATAAACTACATCAAATTCTTAGCGGAGAATAATTATGAGTCTACTTGACAAAATGTTGAAGGCGGGGTCAGTCAAAGGGTCGACTGTCCTATCTAAATCGTCCTTCTTCAA